CCAAGTACGGACGGTTGGGCGGAGGAACGGCGATTAAGGTCGCTGCCCCCCTCGGGGCCATCAACGCAGTCATCTTTGGCTACCCCGGTGAGGGGAAATCGGCTCTTTACCAGTCCCACCCCGATGCCTTTATCTTCAACCTCGACGAGTCCCGGATCGTGACCAAGGACTGCCGGGCGACCATCTGGCCCTACATCAATGAGCGGGGCCAGGTAATCGGAGACAACGAGAAGGCGGTGGTCACCACCTGGGACATGGTCATGGAAAAAATCGCCCTCCTCAAAGAGTTGGCCCTAAAGAACGAAACCCGCCCCCAGACCGTGGCGTTCGATTCCATCTCCTCCATGATCCGCCTCCTGATGCCCTACATCATCAAGAAGGGGGGGAAGACCGCATGGCGAGACCTACACGGCCAGACCGCTTGGGACGAGCTCTACACCACGGTCGTCAATACCATGACCGAGCTCCGGTCCTACGGCTACGGGGTCCACTACATCCTTCACCTCAAACAGGTGAAGATCCCCCAAGGGGAGAACTCGGTCATCATCCGTCCCGAGCCCCAGATCTCGGATGCCCTGTGGCATCGCATCTACCCCATCGTCGAGTTCTCCGGCCACCTCCTCTCCGAGACCGAACTCGTCGACACCATCGAGGAAGTCCCGGTGACCCTGAAGGGCCAGACTACCATTGAACGTCGGACGGTCAAGAAACCCGTCCGGGCCCGTTCCCTCTCGGTGACCACACGGGAGCTCCTCCCCTACCTAAAGAGTCGCACGTTCAGCCCCCTCCCCGAACGGATTCCGCTTCCGGACGTGGGAACCTGGACTGCTCTAGACACCGTGTATCGTCAAGCGGATCAACTGTCCAAGTAAGTAGGAGTTTCAAATGTCAGACAACAACGTCGCTGCCCTGTTCGCTGGTATGGAAAACGCCCTCGCGGGGGCCCGCCCCGACACCGGGGAGTTCCAGTCCGATATGCCCCCGGCCGGGGATTACGAATGTTGGGTTACGGGCGTGGTCGCCACCCCCGGCAAGTTCCGTCAAAAGGACGGCCAGGAGTTTGAATCGGTTCGGGTGTCGTTCCACTACACCACGATCAAGCCCATCCCCTCTTCCAACAGCCCCGACCCCTACTCCTTCACGGGGGCCTCGTTCAACCTCCCCAAGAACCCCCTTGCCCTGACCGACGACGGTGCCCGCACCCGAGTCGAGATGGACAAGAACCGGCTCGCTGGCCATCTCAAGGGCCTGCTTGATCGGGACCCCTCCGCCAATCTGATGGCGGAGATGGGAGAGGCAATGAAGAAGCTTTCCGATGGTCGGAAGGTTGCCGTGAACGTCCGTGTGGCCTACCGTAAGGACGCGAAGGGCAAAGAGTGGCCCACGGAAAAGATCCTCGGTAACATCTCCTAAGCACCCCCTCCAGGTAGCCCGGTACCCCAGTGGTCCGGGCTTCTTTTTCGCCATGATCGGACCCCGATCGCCCTACGGGTGAGCCCGGATACGAGACGGGTGGGGGTCAATCTCCGGGGCTCCGGGGTCACAGCCGGGGCCCTTTTCCCAACAACGGTTTCGTCGTATCCCCCCGGTGCGTAGCTGGGGGGACGCATTCCATGAGGAAGTTCGGCGACCTCGGCGAGGCCCTCCCCCCAGTTCCGGTGAACTGTACGATCTTCCGCCGCAAACAGCTGGGGGACAGCCACGGCCGCTGGTACGAGATGGTCCCCCAAGTGACCATCACCACCCAGGGCCGCCGTAAGGACAGTAGCTGGACGAAGGAGATGCGGTCTCGCATCAACACCGTCGCCCTCATGATGCTTGTCCGAACCCCTAAGGACTGGTTCGTGGTCTGGCACTCCGGTTACAGGGGCCCAGCAGCGCGTCGACGCCTCAAGGCTGAAGAGCTTCTCGCCTCCTTTCTCAAATACGAACCCCCGCCCACCGACGTCTTGGGGGTCCAACCCTGGGGCGTCGTCTGGCCACCCTCCTCCCCCTACCCACTCGTTGCCATGTCCGGTTCCATGGGAGGCGCGGAGATCCTCCACAACCTGGAGGGGGTGTTCGGACCAGTTGACTCCCCCCGTGCCCTCTCCCTCTACGCGAAGCTCTACAACCGCCAACACCCGGCGGTTGTCCAGGTACGGGCCGACTCCAGCTTTACCGTCTGGGCCCGCCTCCACACCCCGGTATAATCCGGGATGCAACTTCCCAGTGGCCAGCTGCTCCTCCCCTTCTTCGCCCAGCGGAAAGCCCAGATGCCCCCTGGACGGGCCCTTTTCCTCCGCCACCTTCTTGAGGGGTTGATGAGGGAGGAACAGGCCGAGCACTACGCCCCGGGCTTCTTTACCAAACCCCGTTTCCACGGCACCCGTAGTCAAGCTCTTAAGACTATTGGCGAGCTGGACCCTGCCCACGAGAGGAACAACTCCGAGCTTCAAGCGGCCTATACCGCCTCCCACAAGAAGTTGGCCTCAAAGTTCGGCGATAACATCATTCAGGGATATCCCCTTCGTGAGCGTCTGGCCAACCTGGACAAGCCCGTCTCCCCAGGAATGATCCGGCTCATGTCGGCCCAGATGAAGATCCCCGAAGGAGATCTCTGGGAAGTCCTCCGCCAGTCCCACCGTACCGCAGACTACAAAATCCACGGCCGCAAGGCCCTCACTCGGGGAAGGGTTCGGGGCCAGGAGGGGTTCGAGCCCGACGATAAGGAGTATCACCCCGACATTTCCCCTACCGTTAAGGGGGAGTTCTACAAGGTGGGGAAACCCACCCTCGGCACCTTCCTCAAGGTCCTCCAGTCCAAGATCCCCCAGGAGAAATTCACCAACGACCCCAATCTCAATGACGTGCAGATGAACGACCTGATGGGGCAGAAGTACGGAAACCCTAAGGACGCCGTCCGGATCCTTCGCTCCTTAGGGTTCCGGGGCAGTTCCGATATCGACTGGTTCTACTCCTATAAGGGTAAGAACGTCTCCCGTTCCAACCGTGCCCACCTTCCTGAGAAGTGGATCAAGGAGCACCACCTCTACCAACCCGGTGCGGCGGCCCCCGACCGAAAGTCTGCGGAGGTCCTGGAGGGGGTTGCCCCCGGCCTCACCCGACTCGCCCGTGCTCTCGGGGCTACGGGTGACCCGGCCAACGCCGAGAAGAGAGCCTACGAGCTCATCGCAGACATGAAAGCCCGGTTGGAACACGCCCGCAAGACCAAGTACCGGAAAGTTCCCGGGACACACAATCAGAACCCCTCCCATGACCCCCACCAAATGGAGTTTACAAGCAAGGTCCAGGACCCGACGGAGGGTTCATGGTACGACGAAGGATGGGCGAGGGGACAACCCCCGACAATCCCCAACATGGCCGACCAGTTTCAGGAGCACGACATCGACTGGGACGGCTCCGAAAGCCCTAACACCGTTGACCACGATGAGCTGATCGACGCCTCCAAGTCCTTGGATGAGTTCTCAGACGCTGCCATGTCACAACCCAAGGCCATCACCGCCCATAACTCTTCCCTGCACGACCACCCGGATGCGGGGAAGGACCCCAACCAGGACGCTAAAATCGTCAAGTTCATCAACGCCCTCAAGAAGGCGAAGGGTAAGAAGCCGTGGCAGCTGGCAAAGGGGCCGGGCCACATGTGGTTCATGTGGAACGGGAAGGATTGGGAACAGGACATACCGTTCTAGAAGGGGGAGAAGGGGTCGAAGGCACCCCCTCCAGGTGATTGATTTTGGGACATGGCCCGGTCCACCATGGACTGGAGCTGGGTCTTGGACACCCCGGTTGTGGGGGTCTCCCGGTGGCGGGAGGCCACGGTGGGGTTCTGGAGGAACTCCTGTTTGGGGATCCCCAGGTGATAGGGACCCCGGGCCACCATCTGCTGATACTGTCCCCGACCCTCAAGGGGGATGCGATTGAGGATGCGCTCCGTTCGAGGGGCCTCCCTGTTGGTGACGAAGGCGGAGATCTGCTGCTTCGTCACGGTGAGGGGCATCTTGAACCGCTTCTGGAACTGGGCCTGTACCCCCTGAGCCCCCCGGTAATCATTGGCGACGAGCTTGGCCAGGTACTGCTGTCGGTATCGGATGATCTCCTCCCGGTTCTTGAGGAGGAAGTTGTCGAGCTGGCCCGAGTCACTGAACTTCCCGAGGTCTACGCCCAGGCCCCGCATGACCAGCTCACTGGGGCTCCTGAAGTCAATGAGGTTTCCATCCCCCTTGAAGACGGGGACCTTCCCATCCGGGGCTGGGGTGCTCCACCCCGCATACGTCTTCTGGAGCGGGCCGAAGATGGCGGCCGGAGTCCCGCTCACGTCGGGCATGATCCCCAGAGTCCTGTTCAGAGCCACGCCGCCCGGTACCAGGCGTGCGACCGCATCGCTCATCATTCGGACGTCGTCCTTGGCGAACCCGGAGATGAACTCTGTGGGGATCGCGGCGATGGGCGGAAGGGGGATCCACTCCTGGCCACCGTCCATGAGCTTCTCTCCCCCCACCAGGTCGAGGGCGGAGGAGGCAAACAAGCCCCGGGACAGGTCAGCCCCGATCATGTTCTTCCCCACCTCATAAACCACGGCGGAGAGGCCCAAGCCCGTTAGCCAGTGTTGGGCCGCCCCTTCCCAATAGTCCCGGCCCCCCATCTTGGGGCCTGCGTAGAAGGCGTCCACGGCGGCCCGTGTTGGGAACGTCATGTACTGCCTAAGGAGGGGGTTGGACAGAATACCGCTTCGGAAGATACCCGGGGTATTCAGGGGGTGCTGACCGTACTGCGTACCGAGGACGAACTTCTGGGCGTCTCGAAGGAACTCGCTTCCGGCCTCCAGGCTGACCGTCTTCCCCGCCTCCAAGTAGGTATGACGAACGGCGTGGTAGGCCGAGAGCCGGTTGAGGACTTCAGAGGTCTCGAAGCCCTTCATGCTCATGTCGGCGGCGTAGTCAAGCCAACTCATCACCTTGGGCTGGGTCTGCTTGAACGTCACCTCATCGAACATCTGCCACGTATTCTCCCCCAGGCCCAGGAGTTCCCAGTGAGGAACCTCTTTCTGGATCAGCTCCAGACGCTGGGCCGAGGTGATGGGCTTGATCCCATACTTGTCGATCCGAGCCTTAGTGAACTTCCCGAAGTCCCCCACCGCGTCCGCGTACCCCCTAATCATCTTGTTCACGCCAAGCATGGGGGCCGTACCCAGCAGCGGCTGCATCCCGTTGATGACCACGCTCCCGAAGTTCAACCCCTGGTGGGTCAAGTAGAACCACTTGGCCAAACTCCCACTGAACCCACCCCCTAGATCCTGGGGGGTCTCCGCCTGGGCAAGGACCTCCATCCGATCCACGAGGTGGTTGCCGAGTTCCCCTCCAAAGCTCCTCAAGCCCTGCCCAATAACACCTGAGGCCATCTTGCTGAGAGCCCCTTTGGTAAACATGAAGCTGCTCAGGAGGGCGGTCTGTTTCTCATCGTTGCGGCCGAGAGCCGCCGGGATGGCCACCTTCCGCATGTACGTGGCCGCTTCGGGGTTGACGTTGTTGAGCTGGTCGTGGTAGTAATCGAGCCACTGGGCGATCGTTGAGGGGATCCCCTTCTGTCCGGGCGTTGGCGACCGACCGGCCTTCACGAGCCTCCAAGACATCTGCACATCCTTCGGGGCGTTCTTGACCATGTGGTCGTTGAACCGCTCTGCATACTTCAGCATGGACTCCGTCGGTTTGGTAAGGGCAAACCCCAACGTCTCGCTGTAGTCCTGCATGTACTTGTCGAACGCCTTATGGGGGTCCACCGTCAAGACCGTGGGAACCCTGGCGTTCTCCGTCAACGCCCCCTCCTCCGCCCACTTCTGCACCCTCCTTCTTTGAGCCTGGAAGGGTTGCACCTTCTCCTCGTAGAGCTTTGAGGTCTTCGGGTTGTCCTTCAGGTGGCGGAAGAAGGTGTCCGCCATGCTGTCATAGTCCTCCGGGAGGAACATCGGATCTACGTGCTGGCTCGTTAGGGGGGCCACACGATTCGTCGCCCTGAATGCCAGGGGGTTCTTCTGCAGCATTTCCTGCATGGAGGGGGTCAGCTTTACCCCCGCGATGGGAACTACTGCCGCCGTGTTCCGAGGCATATACCACTTGTTGGCCTTCTCCCACGTCTTGGCCGTTGCCCTCACCATGTCCTTCCAGTTGTCCAAGGTGAGATCCCCCTCCATGATCTCGTCGGCAATGGTCGGATCAAAGAGAGCGGCGATCGCCTCCCTTCCCTGGAAGAAGTCGTTCTGCCCGGGCCGGAATGCTTTGTCCTGCATGGACTCAGACGTGACCCTCCAGTAGAGGGATTCGACCTTGTCCATGTCCAACTGCATCACCCCGTTCTTTTTCCACTCCTCCTCATCATACATGAGCTTGACGAGACCATCCCGGTAAGCTTTCTGCTTGGCCACAAAGTACTGGGTGAACTTCCCTCCCGTCATCTGATCCATCTCCGCAACCTTGCGGTCGATATCTGCCGTCGAGATCAAACGCCTCCGTTCATCCCACTTCTCGTAGAACTCTGTCGTCTTCTTAACCTTCTTCGAGGAGTGCTCTCGAAGAGGATCCTGCCTCATCTCCTCCTTGATATCCTGCTCCAACCCCTCATATCTCCGCCTCGCCCCCGCCAACCCACCCTCCCCGGTCACCTCCCCCTTAATCTCCTCCCAGGGTCCATACTCTCCCCCACCCTTGTGGGACGAAGCCCAGTATCTCTGCTTGATCGTGGGGACGGGGATAGACCCCCCCTCCCATCCATCGGCCAGGGCGAACTCAATGTTGGCCAAGTCCTTAACCAGTACATGTTCAGCCGTGCCCTTTTTGTCCTCCCCCGGATCCAGGGAGTGCAGGCGAAGCTTGGGGTTCGCCTTTCTCAACGACTCCAGGAAGTCCCCCCCGGCCTTAATCACCGGCAGGGTCCCCTCCTCGTAGGCCTTGTTTCTCGCGTTGCTCCCATGCAGAAGGAAATCCGTAATGGGGCTATCCGCAAACACCTGGTTGACCGTAAGGAACGCCTGCTTCGCCCACGGTAGGCTCTTGGCTGCCCACGTCCCTGCCCCCATCTTGAACTCGGTGATGGGTCTTCCCGCTGCCATGGCCTTCGCCCCCGCCCCCCTACCAGCTGCCAGGAACATCAGCCCCACCAAGGGGTTAAGAGCGACGTGCATGGCCGTCCGGATCAGGGGGTGCGACTCCCCACCCGCATGGGCAACCATGTTGTCCGCAAAGCTTGTTCGCTCACTGGGGGATAGGGCATCGGGATTAAACAGCACATTGTGCAGGCCCCGGGCCGTGACCTGGTTATCCAGCACCTGCTGAAGAACGATCCCGGGAACGTCATAGATCTTGACCGGGTTGAACCCCGGGACGTTGATGTGGGGCATCTGGCTCATGTGAAAAGGGGCCAGTCCCGATCAGGAACCGGCCCCCGAGAGAAGGAGTGTGCAGACATCTTACGGGGTCCGCTGGGTTCGATACTTGATGTGGAGCAGCTGCCCGACGGCGGCAGTACACGCGCCCGAGGTGACCGTGCAGATTGCCCAGCCCGCCGGGATCACGTTCTTCGTCGGAACACCAGAGGAGACCTTAAGGGGCAGTTCGGTATAGGCGACCGCCGCCGCCGTACCTCCCGCATCCCCGAGGTTGACCGTATCACAGATGAGCCGGTTGGCCGCATCCGAAGCAGCCGTGGCACTGGACTCCGCCGTGGGGTCCCAGTAGTACACCGATAGAGTCGCGGTGTCCGTGGTGGACTGCAAACCCTGGACAAAGCCGATCTTCTCGATCAGGATCTTCCTGTCCGAGATGAACCGGGCGATACCTGTAGTCGATTGGGCCGCCTCAATAGGGATAAGTACATCCCGTGAATCGTCGAAGTTGACCTCTGCTCCAGGACGAAGAAGCTGACCGGAAACTGCCGTAAGTGCCATTGCTCAACCCTTTGTGTAAGTCGTGTCTTCCCAACCCCTTAGCCTACATTCTCTCGGAACCTGATGGTAATGTACAACCCGCTCAGGTCATTGTTCGAACTCAGATCCGCCTCAGTATAGAGCCAAAGGCTAGCCCCCGCCGGGACCACGTTCGCACACCCCGCCGCCCTCGTCGTATCGTTGGGCCGTTGGGGGCTGAACACCCGGGTCGTGGCCGCCACAATCCCCCTCGTATTCGTGGAGGCGTTGTACGCCTTGCAGCTCATAAGCTCCCCCGCCAGATACGTGGGGGTCGTACCGGTCGGCTTGTTGTTTGTCGGCTCTGAGGTGATGTTATAGCTCGGGTGGTATACGGGGTACTGGGCCGCCGTTGGGGCCGCCACCCCATCTGCCGTCCAGCAAATCCCAAAGTACGTGTTGGCCACCGTCGCATTTCCGCTCAACACGTCCGCCTTCACCTGCACCTCCTCAATCACGATACCCCCCTTGGACTGGGTATTCGGAGTGGTGTGGGCAGACAAGTTGGAAGACATCCTCGCAGCCAGGAAAGGCAGGCGGGTGTAAATCTTCGCCCCGCTGAAGCTGTTGTCCGTGTAGGGACCGAACGTCACCATCTGGACTAGGCCTTGGCTCTGCAGGGAGGGAACAGGTGCGGTGAACATTCAGAGACTCCTTAAGGGCCATTATACCCCCCTCCAGGTTGGGAGGAGGTCAACGGCTTTTGAGAAGAATGGAGATGATTCTCACCAACTGGGGCGGGACACCCGCCTTCTGTACCTGTGCGGGTTTCATGTCCTTTTTGAGGGTCTTCCCCACCCAGGGGGCCAACCCCTTCAACTCCGACTGGTACAGAGTATTCCTCGCTTCCGCCTCCGTGGTATCCCACTCGGGCTTTCGGTACTGCTTCTGCCCCCCCTGAATCCCTCCCGCCTTCATCTTCCGAGCCCATAGGGGCATATCGGCCAGCTTAGGGGTGAGGTCCTTCTGTTTCTGCTCCGCCCCCAAAGCCTTCCTAACCACTTCCAGGTGTGGTGCCGCCTTCTTCAGGATGACATCCCTAAACAGGGGGGCCTTCTCCATATCCGCCGCCGCCGGATGGATCTCCCTGTACGCATCCCGAATCTTCGAGTCCCCCCGTACCAGGGCCTCCCTATACACCCCCGGTCCCGGAATGATACTACCTCCCTCCACCCGGCTCTTGGCCTTCGTGGACGGCCCTCGCAGTTCCCTCTCCAGCCTCTCGGCGTGATCCCCGTACCCCCCTCTCCTTGACCCAATAAGGTCCAGAACCCGCTGGGCCTTGATGATCTTGTCCCCCAAACGTGGGTCATTAGCAAGGGCGGCCCGACTGAACCTCTCCGGAGCCGTGAGCTCATCAATCTCCCGCAGGTGCCTCTCATACCCCGCCATGTCCGACTTGAAACTCCCAAGGGGGGCCTGGGTAGCATCTCCCTCCAGGTTTCTTCGGACCCCATACCTTAGTCGGCCGAATAGCCCCGACCCCTCCCACTTCTTTCCGGCCGCCGTGGTAATGGTATGAGGGGATCCGACCGCCTTGTGAAAGGGGCTCGTGTGGTCTAGCAACCCCTCTCTCACAATCTCGTGGACCAGGTCTGGATCGTCCTTCCCGAACTGCTTGACGATTTCCATCATCAACGCAGTCTGGACCTTCGGGTGTTTGCTCTTCTCGAACAACTCCCTAAGTTTGTCGATGGCCCCTCTCGGGTACAACTCCAACCCCTCACCCACCAGTTCTGGGGGGTTCTTCCTCCGTACCAACCCCTCCTCTCGATAAGCCTCATTCGTCATCCGCCCCCGCACCATCTTGGCCCTATCTTCAGACAGGGGATGACGAAGCTGTTCCAGAGTATTCCCCGGACGCCGTAGTTCCCTCTCAATCTCCTGGTCCTTCTCCGCTCTAACCTCCCCCTTATCTCTCTTTTCAAATGCCCACCAGAAAACGTCCTTCACGTTTTCCTTGGCCCTTTGGGTGATGTGATCCCCCTCAAACTCCTCCCTCCCCTCCCCCGTCTTATAGAGACGTGGGGTGAAGTCATCCCCCCGAACGGGAAGTTGGTACCCCTTGATGGGCTTGGGACCCGAAGGGGGTTTTCGTTCCTTCTTCTCTTTCTTCTGCTCTGCAAGAGAGGCGGCTTGGATATCCCGAAGGATCGTACTCGACCGTCCCAGTAGGACCCCCACCGGGTACTCCCTCGCTTTAAGATTTGGGGGAAGAGGGCCCTTCTTTTGTGCCTTCATAGGACGGGAGGTTTCGGCCATACCTGCCATGTCACATCATAGACCCCTGCCCGCCCACATTGGGGGGACCTCCCACCAACCCACCGGGCCCAATGCCCGCCTCCAACATCTGCATGTCCGGATTCTGACCCCCAAACCGACCCTCCGCCATCCCCTGTGCCACATCCCGCAACAGGTCAGTCCTCGGCCGTCCACCCAACACCGTTGCCCCCTGAGGGAGCCTCTGCCCCGCTGCAATCTGCATATACAGGTCGGGTGCTGCCTGGGAGAGCCGCTGCAGATTCATCTGCATCAACGACGCAACCCGCTCTGCCCGCATAAGGGTGGCCTGCTCTGCCGCCCTCCTCTGCCCTTCCAGCTCCGCCCTCTTCTCAAAAGTCCCCCTGAGGTCCCCAAACTCATCCATCCGACCCCGAACGGCCTTCGACAACGCCCCCAGAATCGGAGCAGCCACGGTCCCAATCTGCACTCCCGTCGCAATGGGATGCCGCCCGGCCATATCCAACTGACCCGCCACCGCATACTTCTTGAATGCCCCCGCCAATCTTCCGGGGAGACCCGAGCTGGCCATCTGCCTCTCACCCGCAATCTCCGCAGCGGCGGCCTTCGCCCTCATCTTTCTCCGGAACGTCTCCGCCCACCCCAGCGGATTTCCCCCATACTCAGTCGCTTTCCTACCCGAGCCCTTCCGTCCTGTCAGACGAACAATGGGATACCCCTCACTTGGGGGAGAAGACGGCGGATTGGCCTCAAAGCCGCCCTCGGGAGCGGGCCCATGGGATCCCTCATAGAACGAGTCCCCCCTCCCTTCCGTCTCTGAATGAGAAGCGGGGACGGAGGTAGAGGGAGGAGTGGGCTTAGCGGGCGTCTTTTTGTTGGGTTTCTTCTTAGCCATTTACTTGCTCGGCTTCAGACGACCGACGAGACCCCACAGGACCCACCCTATAAATCCCAATAGCAGTACTCCCAAGATCTCCATCGTACACACTCCAAACTCTCACCCCCTCCAGGTCGTTGAGGAGGGCGTTGTCTCTTTGTTCCCACAGAAGTCTCTTCACATCCTTCGGGGTAATCCTTCCCCCTTCCAATACCTGGAGGGGGTCCGAATCGGGCCCATCGGGGGTTCCAAAGATGGGGGTCCCATCCTCGGCGGAGACACACCCAACTCCCGCATCGTTGTGCATAAGGGAGAGGTTGTGGGCGATTACCTTGGCGAGGTCACCAGTCAAAATGTGATCCCTGAGCGGGCGGCCATCTCCTGAAGCGTGGGCGGGCCCTGAACCGCCAGTTGCCCCAGCCTGTTCGTGTTCCCCTCCAGGATTCCCTTTAGGATCGACTGCTCCCTCAACCCCTCGGCGAAGTCGTTGTGGAGACCCCTCGGTTTGAGGTAACTCATATTCGTGGCCAACTCTCCAATGTCCCTCGCCCGCCCCTCTTGAAGGCCCATCTCCAAATCCTCATTCAACCCGGAAAGGGCCCCTATCTGGGCCCCCCTCATGAAGCGGGACTTTCTTCCGGCGGGGTCAAAGCCCCACTGCTCCAGCTCTTCCACCCCCCGGTCAACAGTTCCAAGAAGGGCAGGGAGCATCGACACCCCCATGAAGGCCTTACCCCCCAGAGACGCCTTGCCCGTCTTGGGGTTGGTCATGAACTTGTTCATAACCCCTGCCCCTGCGAGCATGGCGATTTGCTCCAGAATCTCTGGACCAAGGGCTGCGAGTAGGGGACCGACCATTAGAAGCTCCTTCCTCCGTTCTTCCACCGATCCTGCATGAACTCGTCGGTGTTCGTATACTGCTGTCGGATCTTATCCCTCAATCCCTCAAGGAGACGGGCATCATCACGAGCCACGTCCCCACCGAACTCCCCGCTCAGGCCGGACTCCTGGCTGAGAAGCCCCGCCATCCCCTGCGTCTCCATCTCATTGGCCCGGGTAATGGGGTCGGAGTTAATGTCCTCTTCTCCCAAACCCAGAGAGGCGGCCTTCCCAGACAGGGCCATGTTGTGCTTGCTCAAAGCCACCGTTACGGCCTTCCTCATGTCAGCGGGGAGGCGAGCAAGTCGATCCTGCATCTCCGGATCCTTGATCCGCCCATGGGCGGCCATGGCAATGATACGAGGTACGTCCTCGGCGGAGAAGGCTGCGAAATCCGGATCCTCCCCCGTACTCTGAAGTCTCCCGCTCTGTTTGAGGCCGTGGGCCGCCGCCTTGTAGTAAGAGAAGGCGTCATTGAACGCGCCCATGCCCTTCCCGATTACCTCATGGGCCCAATCAGCCATAGCTGGATCCAAGGGCGAGCCCTTCTGGGCATCCCATTGCCCCATGCTCTGGAGAAGGGCCTGTTGAAATGCCGACTGATCTCCATGGCTCATATCGCTGAGGGCGGCCACCGCGTTGTGGACGTGCCTCATGGACACCCCACTCTCGCCCAGGGAGATAAGCCCCTGCTCCACATCCCCCTGCGAATGTGTGCCCAGGCCTCGGATGAGCGACGAAAGACCCAGACGGGCCTTTTCCACATCCAGCTTCCCTGGCTCTGCCCCATTCACCAACCCATCCAAAAGGGACTGGGAGATGGCCTCATGGTTCAAACCCAGGGGGGTCTGTCCCTTTCCCTTCCTAATCTGGTTGGACAACTGCTGGAAGATCTGGGCCTTCCCAACTTCCCCCAGGTGTTTGGAGATCGCCAAGTCAGCCTGCTTGGCCTGCTCCACCGAGTCGAACAGGTCCTTATGTAGGCCCTCGGGGTTGTTCATGAACTGGCCCAGCACCTTCAGGTTCATCCCCTTTCTGGTCAAGGCTTGCTTCTGGGCCTCCAGTTCCATGAGACGAGGACCCATCCCCTTGTAGATGTCGATGGCGTTGGTGAGGCGGGCGTTCTTGTACTGCTCCAGGAGCACCCCCCGCTCCGTCTCCAATCCCGCCAACTTGGTGTGGAACAGCTGCTCCATCTCCGCCAGTTCCCGCTGTGTCTGAAGCTGTCTCTGCTGCATCCCCTGCTGGGCGGCGATCTCCCGGCCCTGCATCAACTGCTGGTTGCCCATCTGCATCTGGGCGCGCTGCGTCTCCGACGCCTGACCCATCGCAGCAGTCGACTGCTCCCTCAAGGAGTTGGTGTCCGCCTGGAATCGGTTGGCCCCTTGGGCAGCCGCCTGGACCCCCTCGGGACCTACGTTCGAGATTCTGTTCACCGCGTCAGGCATCGTCCACCTTACAGGATCGCAGTACCACCGGCCTGCCTATTGGCGAGGGCGGCGTTCTGCAGGTTGTACATGCTCATGAGTCCATCAAACAGCGTAACCACACTCTCCGGGTTGGCCTGTGCAAACTGAGCCGCCGCCGTCCTCCCCTGAACTTCCAGGTTGGCCGCGTTCATAGCAGCCGCACTCCGAGCCTGGGCGATAAACTGACCCAACTGGGTAGCGATCTGGGCCACCTGTCTCTGCCCACTCAACAGGTCCACCATCTGGGCCCCCAACTGGATGCCCGCCTGGGCCGCTAGTTGCTCCGCTCCGAGCTGCAACTCTCCGGCCTGCTGGCCCAACTGTCCCCCCTGCAAATGGATACCCGCCGCCGACTGCATAAGTTGGCTCATAGCCTGTCCCATCTGAGCCTTCACCTCATTGAACCTGCTGAAGATCTGGGTGTTGGCCTGGGCTACCTGGTTCTCTGTGTCGTACTGAACCCGTTGCGTCAGATCAGCTCTCTGCGCATCCGTCATCTGCGTCCCATCCGGATTCGTCCCCGCCGAGATCCCCTGCAAGGCCGCCCTCGCTTGTCTCCGGATACCATCCGCTGCCTGGGTCGCCTCCTGGGCGGTCATGTCCGCATAGTTCTGAATCGTCTGGGCCATCTGACCCAGGGACGAATCAGCCTGCTCTCCCGATTTCTGGATCTGGGGGAGTACGTTCTGCTGAATCCCCTGCTGAACCTGACCCGGTACCTGTTGGGCGTTCGTCAGTGTGGGGTTCGTGTAGTTGAGCCAAGTCGGAAGCTGGTTCGTCTGAACACCCGAAAGCATCTGCATGAGGGGCTGCAACATCCCCACATTTCCGGCCTCCGTCCCCAAGATATTCCCCGCCCCCTGCCCGGCTGCCCCCTGGATCCCCGCGATGTGCTGATTCATGATCACATGCTGGTTGTTGGCCCCCTGCTGCAACCGCTGCTGGTCACTCGCCATAGCCTGCATTAGAGCAGAAAGAGGAATCCCCCCCATAGAGGGCTGGTTGTTCGGGGTAAACTGCTCCCCCAACACACCTGTCAGAGGCTTCTGGTACTGGTAGTGGCTCTGATTCCCCGTCTGCACAGGAAACTGAACATACCCAGGCTGACCAGGAGCCGGAGAATACCCCTGGTTCCCCGCTACCACCCCCCTATTCTGGAGGTTGTCCACCGGATTGAACTGGTTGAAGATGTTCTGCCACGGCCCCTGCACATTCGTGGGCGATGCACCCTGTGGAGGCTGCGCAAATGGATGGGTGGTCATACCCCCCTGAGGAGGGGTATAAGGCTGGGGAGGAGCATAAGAGCCATATCCGGGGGTATTCATAATCTCCCCTTAGTATATCCCGGCGTACCCGCCCCGGTTTCCGGTGTAGGGAGCGTACACCCCCCTGAACGACCCGGGATTATTCTGGTAGTCCACCGCCTGCTTTCCGCCCCCCATCTGGCCCCAGTTCACCCCCGGAACAGGGTTCCTCTTCGGCGTTGGAGTCGGCGAAGTCGAGGGGCCACCCCCTCCAGGTTGCCAGGTTCCGTAGTTGCCGGGGTCTGCATACCCGGACGTGAGGTAGGCCTGCCCGGCCGGGTTAGGTCCTCGGTAGCCCATGTTGGGGTTGATGGCGGGGCCCTGCTGGGAGTTGTTGATGAAAGCCCCGGGGGCCTGGTCGAAGTTGGGCGTAGGGCCACCCCCCATAAACCCGGGCATCATGCCCATAAGTTGCTGGATCATGGGTCCGAACTGGAAGAGGGGGAACTGGCTCATCGTGTACTCGCCATTCGACTTCTAATGGTATCCCTGATGGACCCGGTGACAATCACGGAAATCAGGCGGAAGTCCATATCGCAGGCCAGGATCTCCACCCCCGGCGTGAGCACGTTCCCCGCCAACCCGAACCGTCCGGCGTTGTTGGTCGCGGCGTTGTTGGCCCCGAACGCGGCATGGTAGAGCCCCTCATCTATCTGAATGCTGGCCACGTTCTCCGCATTCATCGAGCGGGGATACGCAGAAGCGGTTGGATCCGCCTCCGACCCCTTATATACGAGAGCCCTAAACCGGGGATCGGTAGCCGAGTTTCCTGTTCCAGACAGGTTGCCAACGGCCCCCTCCACCAGGGCCGCCCCGCTCACATTGGTTAGGGCGATTCCGATAGCGTCCACCTGCTTGATCTGGAAGAACTCCCGGTTGGAGAAGATCTGCCCATCATCCGTCTGCACCATGACCGGATACCCCGTCCACCTGAAGTAGATGGGGGAGATGAGAATGCGGCTGCCGGACGGCAACCCCTGTAGGGCCAGGTAGTTCGTGTTGTCCTCGGTGTAGTAGTTGGCCAACGAGATCACATTGGATGCGGAGTGGCTGATCTTGGCCTTCAACCCAATGTAGGAAGAGTCGGACGAATCCAACACATACAGGTAGGCCCCCTTCACGGAGGTGTCGAGGGTCGGCTTGTTTGCACCCAAAGACGTCAGGGTCACCGTCGACCCACTGACCGTAGCGGTCGTAGTAAACCTGGAATCCTTCAAGATGTCCATCGTGGTAACGCGGGTAGCCCCCTCATGGTCCACGGAGTTCATTCCCACCGTAGACCCGGTGATCGTCTTCACTCGCTCATTGTCCACCAAGTACACCCGGAACCGATACCCCGTCTTGCTCCCCCCCAGGGGGTCGGTCCAAGACCACCCCGGATCGGGGTTCTTCTCCACGAAGATGGCCCGCTCCTGAAGCTCACTTTCAAACCCGATGGCTGTCCGTACGTTAGAAGGCGGATTTGCCACATCCGCATACAACTCCAACCCCGCGTGGGCCATTGTTACAGACCGCATCAACGGGATGTCCTTGGGCCAGGGCCCCCGTTTGGCTCCGATAAAGGGGGTATCATAAACCTCGGTGATCTTGCTGGTTGAGAACCAAACGCACACCGTCTTCTCCAGTTTCGAGTTGTGGATGAAGAGGGTAGAGAGCAGAGGGTCAAAGGCCATGCTCACGTAGTCCCCATACGTGGTTCCCAAGGAGCTATCCGCAATCGCCCCTACCCGCCAATCCCGCACGAACAGGTGGTTGAGAGCCTTCACGTCCTCCAGCTGCCCATTCACGTCCACCGAGTTCAGACCTCTGTTGTTGAGGAAGAAGCAGAGGCTTCCCACCCGCTCCACCGTATTCTTCCCCACAATCCCAAACCCCTCGTGCATCTCCCGGACTCTCATGTAGATGGAGTCCCTTCGGAAGATGTACTGCTTGTCCCGGCTGAACCCCACAAGGTTGTCCCCCCGGGGGGAGAAGGCGATCACCTCATTGCTGGGGACGCTGGGCACATAGCGGTTGAAGGGCGGGAAGAGCTCGGGACTGATGTCCACGGTGGTGCTCCACCGGATCTCACCCAATCCCCTATTGGCGTCCGAAGCGTCATTCTTCGATTCGGCACTCTTCTGAGGGTCGCGGATACCCCCCACAACAAGGGTGTTCCCCAGCACCCCCATAGCCCCACCAGTCGGCATGGTCTCGTCGAAAGAGACCCGGTCCAGGTACATGTCCTGGAACACCAGTTCCTTATCGTCGAGCTCGAAGAAGTACACCGCGCTTCGATAAGGGGACGTCAGGGTCCTGTTCGTATCGAAGCACTCCAAATCAATGATCCGCTCCAAGAACAGCTGCGAGGCGACCAGCGGCCCCCCCGCCTGGGTCGTATCCACGCTCCTGAACAGGAGGGCCTGGTCCCACTTGTCTGGGTCCCAGACAATCTCGATCCCGAACCACCCGTCCGTCGTGCTCCCATACACCGCCGCATCGAAGGTGGTGATTTCGGACAGGGGGCTCTTTCTTCCCGTCCTGGAATCCTGGAGCTGGTAAGCAAAGGCCACCGCGTTCGGTGAGTAGAAGATCTTCGCGTCCTCCTCCGCCTGCCCCAACTCAAACCCCGACGACGTGGAGCTCCCACTCCCCTGGCACAGGGAAAAGAGGTTCAACCCCGCATACACCGACGAAAGGGCTCCTCCCCCCGAAGGTACAAACAACACCCCGCCAACGGACGTGGCTCCGTTCGTTGGTTCGTTGGTCCCCCCCAACCCGCTCCACGTAGAAGACACGAGGAAGTTGTAAGGCCCAAAGAGTTTGGGTTGAGCCCCGGGGCCGGGGAACACCGTCCCGGCAGGGTCGCTTCCCACCACCTTGATGGTCTCCAAGGAGTCGGGGTCCGCATAGAACATCACGGGGGGACGGCCCTGGATGGACAAGAACCCGAACCGCCCCAGAGTCTTCACATCAACCAGACCCCCATTAGCTACCACTTCCTTGGCGAGCAGCAACCCCCGAATCCACCGATCCGTCGTGTGGGCCCTGGTTTTATTGGAAAGCCAAATATCCAGAAAGACGTCCGAGTAGGTCTCGTCTGCCCTCAACACCCGGTACGCCAACCCGTAGGCGTACTCATCCGACCCCACCCGCAACTCGACAGGCCAGAAGTCCAAGATCTGGGATGACGACCCGTGGGTGTTCGCAGGGAGATAAGTCTCCTGGTTCGTGAACGGATCCAACTCATACACGTTGACAAAACCGGGGAACGGACGGAGGGGCCCCTCCAAGCTTCCATCCACCCCAATGAGTTCCCACGCCGGATTGACATCAACCTTCGGATCCCCGGGCCTCAGAGCTGCCCGTTCGGTCCGCTTGTTCTCCGTCACATCCCGCAGGTCGTAGGTCCACCGTTGGATTCCAAGCTCGGCCATTCTCAATGATACCCCTCGTCACCCCCTCCAGGTGGTTTACTTCCACCGAACTTACCGGGACGGGGTGAAGAGCATCACGAATCTCAGACTCAAACCCTTGGATCTGGGGGTG